GTTTTTTCGTTAGGAGCTTACAATATGAACATGCAAGACGCTTACTTTGGGTCTGCCGCTGAGCTGGATGCAGTCAACGAGATGCTCGCAGCTATCGGTGAATCCCCGGTGACGACCCTTGACGAAGATGGTAGTGCAGACGTAGCGAACGCCCGTCGAATCCTCAACAGGATTAACCGCCAGATTCAGTCTAAGGGTTGGGCCTTCAACATCAATGAGTCGGCCACGCTGACCCCAGACGCAGACACTGGGCTTATCCCATTCCGTCCTGCCTACCTGTCCATCCTTGGTGGCCAGTACGTTAACCGTGGTGGCTGGGTGTATGATAAATCAACCGGGACGGATACCTTCTCAGGACCAATCACAGTTACCCTGATTACTCTTCAGGATTACGATGAGATGCCTGAGTGTTTCCGCCAGTGGATTGTCACCAAGGCCAGCCGTCAGTTCAACTCTCGGTTCTTCGGAGCGGAGGATGTAGAGAACTCTCTGGCTCAGGAAGAGATGGAAGCACGTATGGCGTGCAACGAGTACGAGATGGACTTCGGGCAGTACAACATGCTTGACGGTGACGCATACGTACAGGGCCTCATCGGACGCTAACAGTAAACTTAAGGAGGACCAAATGGCTCTCGTATCACAATCAATCAAGAACCTCAAGGGAGGCATTAGCCAGCAGCCTGAAATCCTACGGTATCCCGAGCAGGGAACACTTCAGGTCAACGGTTGGTCCTCCGAGACTGAGGGTCTCCAGAAGCGGCCACCTATGGTGTTCATCAAGTCCCTTGGCCCTCGTGGCTACTTGGGGGAAGACCCGTATGTTCACCTGATTAACCGCGATGAGTTCGAGCAGTATTACGCGGTGTTCACTGGGAATGACGTTCGGGTATTCGACCTGTCCGGCTATGAGTATCAGGTCCGGGGCGACCGCTCATACATCACAGTCAACAATCCCAAGGATAACCTGAGGATGGTCACGGTGGCCGACTACACGTTCATCGTGAACCGCACCAGACAGGTTAGAGCCAACTCTCAGCTAACCAACGGTGGGACCTTCAGGGACAACGTGGACGCACTCATTAACGTCCGTGGTGGCCAGTATGGGCGCAAGCTCGAAGTGAACATTAATGGGGTATGGGTCAGCCACCAGCTACCTCCCGGAGATAACGCTAAGGAAGACCCACCAAAGGTCGACGCTCAGGCTATCGCTGAGGCCATTGCCGCCCTGCTGCGCACGGCTCACCCAACGTGGACCTTCAATGTGGGGACTGGGTTCATCCACTGCATCGCCCCCGCTAACACAACCATTGATATCTTCGAAACCAAGGATGGCTACGCGGACCAGCTGATTAACCCTGTGACGCACTACGTCCAGAGCTTCTCCAAGTTACCACTTAACGCCCCGGATGGGTACATGGTGAAGATTGTCGGTGACACCTCCAAGACTGCCGACCAGTATTACGTGAAGTACGACAAGGGTCAGAAGGTCTGGAAGGAGACTGTTGGATGGAACATCTCGCTTGGCTTGGAGTACCACACGATGCCTTGGACGCTTGTGCGTGCGGCTGATGGGAACTTCGACCTGAACTATCACGAGTGGAGGGACCGACGAGCTGGTGACGACGACACCAACCCGCAGCCGTCCTTTGTGGACTCGACGATTACTGACGTGTTCTTCTTCAGGAACCGCTTAGGGTTCATCTCTGGGGAGAACATTGTGATGTCCCGTACCAGTAAATACTTCGAGTTCTACCCGCCATCGGTGGCCAACTACACGGACGATGACCCACTGGATGTTGCTGTGAGTCATAACCGAGTGTCGGTCCTGAAGTACGCTGTGAGCTTCGCTGAAGAGCTTCTGCTGTGGTCTGATGAGGCACAGTTCGTGCTGTCGGCAAACGGTGTGTTATCCGCTAAGACTGCACAGCTGGACCTGACCACTCAGTTCGATGTGTCAGACCGTGCGCGTCCTTATGGTATCGGCAGGAACATCTACTATGCGTCTCCTCGCAGCTCCTTTACGTCCATCATGCGCTACTACGCGGTACAGGATGTAAGCTCTGTGAAGAATGCAGAGGACATGACGGCCCACGTCCCGAACTACATCCCGAACGGTGTGTACAGCATCAATGGTTCTGGCACGGAGAACTTCGCGTGTGTGCTGACAAAAGGCGCTCCCAGCAAGGTGTTCATCTACAAGTTCCTCTACATGGACGAGAACATTCGGCAGCAGTCGTGGTCCCACTGGGACTTCGGGGATGGTGTGGAGGTGATGGCGGCAAACTGTATCAACTCGACGATGTACATGCTGATGCGGAACGCCTACAACGTGTGGATAGCTGCTGTGGACTTTAAGAAGGAGTCGACTGACTTCCCGTTCGAGCCTTACCGATTCCACGTGGACGCCAAGCGGTCTTACCACATCTCAGAGACAGCGTACGACGTTGAGACGAACCAGACGGTAGTGAACGTCAAGGACATCTACAGCGCATCGTTCTCAAAAGGCACTGTGGCAATCTGCGAGAGTGACGGTAAAATCACCGAGTATGAGCCTATGGGTGACTCTTGGGATTCAACCCCAGACATCCGCATTAGCGGTGACGTCTCTGGTAAGAACATCGTCATCGGGTTCCTATACGACTTCCAGTATGTGTTCAGTCGGTTCCTCATCAAGCAGGAGCAGAATGACGGCACAACGTCCACTGAGGACTCTGGTCGTCTCCAGCTGCGTAGAGCGTGGGTGAACTATCAGAACACCGGAGCGTTCACTGTGAGCGTCGACAACGGTAGCCGTGAGTTCAACTATCTGGTCAACGCCCGAGTGGGTTCTACTGGTCTACGTCTGGGCCAGAAGTCCACGACTACTGGTCAATACCGCTTCCCGGTGACTGGTAACGCCTTGTACCAGAAGGTGTCCCTGAGTTCCTTCAACGCTTCCCCGGTGTCAATCACTGGGTGTGGCTGGGAGGGTAACTACAGTAGACGCGCCAACGGTATTTAACTGAAGGAATCCTTATGGTGTGCTCAATTAGGGCACACTATAGGGAGACCACACTAAGAGGGGACTTAAAGCATGTACATAAGAAACACTGTAAGTAATGACTTCGAGTTATTCATCCCGGCCTACCATGACGTACTTGAGGCACAGGCCATGGGTATAGAACCATCGTTCCCAGCGGTTACTGAGTGTGTCACGTTAGACCACGATGGCTTTCCTCTGGCTATAGGTGGACACTGTGGGGACCAGTGCTGGTTCGTTACGAGCGACCAAGTGTGGAGACTCGACAGGGCTGGCAAGCTGGAGTTCCGTGAGAGAATCATGGAGTACAGGGACATGTTATTAAACGTGTACCCATCCCTGTGGAACTTTGTGTGGGTCGGTAATGGTCCCCACAAGCGGTTCCTTAAGTCCATCGGTGCGGTATTCCATGAGGAGTACACTCAGGGTGGTAAGTTCCAACTGTTCACCATAACGAGGAGATAACTATGTGCTGGATGGCAGCTATCCCGATTGCAATGACGGCAGTACAGGCCATTGGTCAGTCCCGAAGTGAAGCCAAGATGATTGGCCTCCAGAATGACCAGATGCGCCGACAGTCTGCCCAGATGATTAAAGAGTCAAACATTCAGAACGCCAACGCGAGTCTTGAGCAGAAGCAGAAGCTGGAAGAAGCCACTGCCGATTTGACCGCTAAGAATCTCGACAAGGTTCAGGCCATGGGTACAATCCGTGCAGCTATCGGAGAGGGAAACCTTGAGGGTAATAGTATGGACCGTATCAGTCGAATCGAAGAGGGTAAATACATCCGGGAGGCCAATGCGGTCACCGACAATTACCGTCGAGACTATGCGTCACTGTTCGCCCAACAGCTTGGCAACTCTGAGTCGACTATCGACCAAGTTAAGTCCATGCAGAAGGCCGAGGGCAAAGGTAAGTCCAAGCTGGAGCAGGTACTGGACCCACTGGCCCTAATGGGTTCACAGGGTGCCTCAGCGTATGCTTCTGGTGCATTCGACAGCAAAGGCACCAAGGCACCAATTAGTCAGGCCCAAGGTACTAAGGTAGGAGGTAAGTAATGGCCAGTAAATTAGAACAAGCATTAAGCCAACTACCACAGGCCGGGTCTACCCGCATCCGTGGTGGCTCAGCGTCCATGCAGTATCGCCCGGTGACCATCCAGCAGGAAGGGTTCCGGCAGTCTAACCTCGTGCAGTCCTTGGCGAAGTTTGGTACTGCGATGGGCGAGGCAGCGGATGCCTACGACAAGCGCCAGCGGGACAAGGCTGATGAGCGGTCCGATGAGATTATCCGTAAGTTGACCCCGGAGCAGCGCCGAGAGGCAATCAAGAACGGGACCCTGCTGTATCAGGATGACCCGTACGCCATGGAGGCTCTACGGTTCAAGACTGGCCGTAACGCTGCGTTCCTTATCGACGACGAGGTGGCGCAGAAGGTTCAGAATGGTGAGTTCCGCACTCGTACCGAGATGGAAGAGTATCGCCACAAACGGTTGACCGAAGGTGCCAACGAGTTCGCTGAACAGTTCATGATTAACCCTGAGGACTCTGAGTTCCAGAGAGGGTTCAACGCGAACATCACCGAGCGTAACATCTCACTGTACGGTAAGCATGATGCGTTCCTGAGCGAGCAGGCCCAGAAGGGTGCCATACTGGCCTCGAAGGTGGAACTGTCCGGTGTCCTTAAAGACCCAGCAGTTCTGGCTCGCCCAGAGTCCGGTGAGTTCTTCCAACGCTACATTGACAATGCTCTTAAGACCGGAAGTATTCCTAGCGACGCTCAGGCACAGCAGGTCATCATCGGGTCCCTTAACGACGTCATTCAGCGTCCGGGTGCTACCAACTTCCTCCAGAGCCTTGCAGACCGTCCGGTTACCCTCAACGGGAAGACATCGACCTATAAGGAGCTGATGGGAGAGGAGCAGTGGAACGCCCTGATGGTCAAGGCCCAGTCGACTCAGTTCGACAATGACGCTAAGTTGTCCGAAGGTTTCCGCCTCGGGATTACCAGCGCGTTGAACCAAGACGACACCAGTAAGGGCTGGGAGATGATTCAGGGGATTAAGGCAGACCTTGATAGGTTGCAGCCCGGTGACCAGATGACACCAGAGCGTGAGCGACTGATTCAAGCTGAGGAGCAGATGCAGACCCGTTTCCGTCAGGAGGCCCAGGCGGCAGCCAAGGAGATGGACAAGCGTCAGAAGACCATCAACAAGAATCAGGTAATCGACCAGCAGTTCACCAAGCGTATCAACGGTCAGTACGTGTCCACCAGCTACAAGGATATGCCGACCAACGAGAACACCGGAGAGTTCACTCACAGTGACATGGTGAACTACGCTAACGGTAAGCTGGCTGAGATTGACCAGATGCAGCTCACGGAGCAACAGAAGGACCGCATGAAGCTGAGCTACCTCCGGGCAGACTCAGAGGGTGGAGCCTTCCGTACCGTTGTGGGACAGATGGTCACCGACGCTGGGTCCGAGTGGTCTGCCGCTGTGATTAACGGTAAGTTACCAGAGGACACTACGGCGTTGAACAAACTGCGCACCATGCGTAACACCGACCCGGACCTCTTCGCTGCGCTGTACCCAGACAAGGCTGACTTGTTCCTGACGATGGACATGATGGACAAGCAGGGTATTGACCCTCAGATTCTCATCGACGCTGACCGTTCTCGCCGCAGCCTCACTAAAGAGATGCAGTACGAGGACGATAAGGCGTGGGCATCTCTGAAGAACAACTCAGAGTCTCCCGAGCTGTCCCGCATTCCGGCTAGTCTGGATGGCATGGCCCGTAAGATTTACGACAGCGTCAAGTACCGTACAGGTAACAGCGACATGGCGATGCAGCAGGTCGACAAGTTCCTCAAGGAATCCACTGTGACCTTCAAAGGTGATGACGTGGATGGTGGTACCATTGGTATTATCCCGAAGAACATCTTACAGGTCAGTGATGACCCTAAGAGCTGGGAGCAGGGCCGAGACATCCTCGAAGAAGCCCGTAAGGGAATCATCGCGGCTAACCCTTGGGTGACCAACAAGCAGCTGACGATGTACCAGCAGGGTGACTCTATCTACATGATGGACACCACTGGCACTGTACGCATCCGCTACGACAAGGAGCTACTGACTCGAACCTATCAGGAACAGCAGCAGCGACTGGCCAAGGAAGCCGAAGAGAAGGCACTGAAGGAAGCAACCAAGCGTGCACCTATCTCCGCAGCCACTCAGGCCCGTAAGGCAGCTGGTGAGCGCGTCCGTGCGAAACGTAAAGCCACTCCGAAGTTCATCTATGGAGGTGGTGACCAATAACCATTAAGGAGACAACATGAGCTACGATAAGTCTAAACCTAGCGATTACGATGGCATCTTCCAGAAGGCAGCAGACTCTCATGGGGTCTCCTATGACCTCCTGCGTAAGTTATCGTTTAACGAATCATCCTTCAACCCTAAGGCCGTCTCTAAGACTGGCCCTAAGGGCATCATGCAGTTCACCCGCAACACGGCCCGAGCGATGGGCCTTAACGTGACCGATGGTGACGACGATGGGCGCTACAACCCTGAGTTAGCCATTGACGCTGGCGCTAAGCTGCTGGCCAGTCTCGTTAAGAAGTACAATGGGGATGAGTTGAAAGCAGCCCTAGCGTACAACCAAGGGGAAGGTCCAGCGGGTGCCCCTCAGCTCCAAGCGTATGACAAGGGAGACTTCGGGTCTATCTCCGAGGAAGGACGCAACTACATGCGCAAGCTGCTGGATGTGGCCAAGAGTCCCAACTCTGGCGCTCTGGAAGCGTTCGGTGGCATCACCCCAAAGGGTAAGGGGATTCCCGCAGAGGATGCCTTCAAGGGCATCGCTAAGGCTGGTAAAGTTGGTACCGAACTGCCGGAGTCCCATGGGTTCGACGTTGAGGGTGTAGCGCAGGAAGCACCCAACACGCCATACGCTAAGGACTTCTGGGAGAAGACCGGGACGACTCTCGACGAGTATAACGCTCGGTCCACCTTCTTCGGCTTCGGGGACGCTGCTGAGGCTCAGATTCAGAACTCCACCTTGGGTGTGGCCTTCCGTGCTGCACGTGCTGACGATGGGTACGATGTGTTCAAGGACACGCTGACCCCGACTCGCTGGAACTCGTACGTTCCCTCCAAGGAAGACTTGCAGAAGCTGCGAGACTCAGGGCTGCCTCCGAGTTACTACGGTGTGGTGACTGGTGGTGACGGTGAGAACTGGGACGCACTCATCAAGCTGGCCAAGGATAACTTCGAGGCTGACCAACGGGCCGCTGAGGCTGGTACTGGGGCGAAACTCGCTGCTGGTATCGTTGGTGCTGGTGTAGACCCACTCAGTTATGTACCGCTGGTCGGTGTGGCCGGGAAGGGACTCAAGGTGGTCAATAAGGCCCTGCGAGTAGGCGCACAGGCTGGGGCACTTAGTGTTGCCTCTGAGGGAATCCGTACGTCAGTAGCTGGCGGTGAAGCTCACTACGCTGATGCAGCACTTGGCGGGTTACTATTCGGTGCTGGTATGTCGGCTCTCAGTGACGCTGTGGCTGCTGGTATCCGTAAGGCACGTGGCGTTGAGTCTGTGAATGAGTTCGCTGGGCCAGCACTCCGTATGGAAGCACGAGAGACTGCCATCAACACTGGCGGTCACGACACCTCGACACTACCTCCAGAGAACTTCTCGTTCGAGCAGAACCACAGAGGTGTACCGTTTGCCGACCACCCGACCGAAGAGGGCTCAGTGGTTCTGGCCAATGGTTCCATCCTTAGCGATACCAACCCGCTCAACCCAAGGACCCAACGAGACTTCGCAGAGATTGACCCAGAGCGTGCAGCTCCCGGTATCAAACTCGGTGGTTTCACTGAGATTGGCCTGAAGACCTTAGGGTCCAAGGATGCTGGTGTACGTGCAATCGCTCAGGACCTCGTGCGCTCTCCTACAGGGATGCAATCAGGGTCTAGTGGTAAGTTTGGTGCGACCGCTTCTGACATCCATGAGCGACTCCACGCGACTGACCAACGAATGTACAACCAACTGTATGACGCTGTTGACCGTGCCATGAAGGACCCAGAGTTCTCCGTGGGTGAGCAGAAGATGTCGCGTAGAGCTATCCGTCAGGAAGTCTACAAGCGTGCCGCCTTGGCGATTGAGCGTCCAGAGTTACAGGCTGATTTGACCAAAGGTGAACGTGAGGTGATGGACCTACTGAAAGAGCACTTCGACACCAAGCGTGAACTGATGGAACAGCCGGGTATCTTCGGTAATGCTAACGCCGTGAGTATCTTCCCCGGTAGTCGACACAAGGGTACCTACGTACCTAACGTGTACGACAGGGGTGCTAAGGAACTGATGACTCAGAAGCTGGGTGGACCTGAAGGACTCCAACAGGCAATCGCTCAGAGCTGGCTTACCAGTTACCGAGTGCGGCCTGAGGTCAAGGCCCGAGTCGATGAGTACCTGATGGAACTCAACGGCTACAAGTCGGTTGACCAAGTGACACCTGAGGTGGTCCAGAAGCACGCTATGGATAAGGCGTATGGTATCAGCCACACCGAGGACTTCACAGCGTCCAGTGTCATTGACGACAACATCACAGGTCTGGTCGGTATCGAGAACAACTCGTTCCTTGAGGCCCGTAACATGTTCGACAGCGACCTCCCGGTTACCTTACCGGATGGGTCGACCTTCAGTGTCAACGACCTGAGGGACTTCGACATGGCACGGATTATCCCAGCGTACGACCGTCGAGTTAACGGTGATATCTCCATCATGGGCGGTAGTGGTAAGACCACGCAGCAGCTCAAGGACGAAATCATGGCGTTAGACAAGCGGGCCGAACGTAAGGGACAGCTGAAGGGTGAAGTTGAGGCATTGAAGGACACCGTTAAGATTCTAACTGGACGTGCTCGCCGCAACAATGACACAGCCTTTGAGACGGCTATGCGCTCCCTGAATGACCTAGCGTTCTTCGCTAAGAACTTCTACATGGGTCCTCAGAACCTCACAGAGATTGCAGGGATGCTGGCCAAGGGTAACGTTAAGGCGATGCTCCACGGTATCCCAACGTTGCGTGACCTAGCCACCAGAACCTCTCCGGTGTCCGGTAGCGAACTCCGCGAACTCCATGGGGCGTTGTTCGGTAAGGAACTCGACCAGTTAATCCGTCCGGGGCGTGAGGACATCGTACAACGAATCCGCGAGGCTTCCGATACCAGTGGGGCCATGGCGTCAGTCATTGGTACCATCAAGTTCGGAACTCAGGAGCTGTCGGCTCGTTCTCCTTGGACCAAGATGCTGAACGGTACGGCTAACTACATTCTGGACACTGCCCGTCAGGGCGTGCTCGGTGATGTTGCTGGTGCTGCCCTAGGTGGTAAGGGTTCCAAGTTTGGCAAGGAGAACTTCCTAAAAGCTGCCTCTATCAGTCCTGAGCAGTGGAAGGGAATCAAGCAACTCTTTGTCGACCACGCGACTCGTGACGCTAACGGCCAGTTCACCATCAAGGATAAGAAGGCTTTCAGTCAGGACCCGAGAGCGATGGACCTGTGGCGTCTTGCCGATAAGGTTGCCGACGAGACCATGCTGCGACCTCACAAGGTATCCCAGCAGGATTCCAAGGCGTACGGTGCTGGTGTCAAGATGGCTATGCAGTTCAAGAACTTCACCATCAAGTCACTCAACGCTAAGTTCATTCGGTCCTTCTACGAGGGCTACAAGAACAACCGCGCTATCGACATGGCGTTGACCCACGTGTTGTCTCTGGGTATCGCCGGGACTTACTTTGCGATGCAGGCCCATGTGAAGGCTTACGGCCTACAAGAGTCTCAGCGTAAGGACTACCTGAAGAAAGCCCTGAACCCGACCATGCTGGGTTACGCAGCGTTGACTCGAAGTTCCCACACTGGTGCCCCGCTGTCCATCGTCTCGATGATTGCGGGTGCCGCTGGGTTCCAAGACGCCAACATGCTGCGCTCCACCATCTTACCCAAGGAGGAACAGTTCCAGAAGAAAGACGGAGCGTCCAAAGGTCGGGCCGAGTCGAGCAACCTTGCGGGTAACTTAGGGTCTCAGGTCCCGGCTCTGGGTTACGTAGGGAACGTCATTGCTACCGCTAAGAACGCTTATGGTGTTGCCACAGCGCCTAACAAGCCGACTGAGCGAGACTACATGACTGGCCTGATGAACTCCACTAAGGAGCTTGTGCCAAACGACCCACTCACCCAGCAGCTCGTGATGAAAATCTATGAAGCCAACGGGGTCACCATCAAGCAACAGCCGAAGCCTAACTAATTAGGACACACTATAGGGAGACCGATTGGTTTCCCTTTCACTCAACTAAAGGAGGTCACAATGGACCAAGACATTAAAACAGTCATTCAGTACCCAGTAGGGGCCACTGAGTTCGACATCCCGTTCGACTACCTGTCCCGTAAGTTTGTCCGTGTGTCACTGGTGTCGGACGACAATCGAAGACTGCTGAGCAACATCACCGAGTATCGCTACGTGTCTAAGACCAGAGTGAAACTCCTTGTTGCGGCTACCGGTTTCGACCGTGTGGAAATTCGTCGGTTCACGTCAGCGTCAGAACGCATCGTAGACTTCAATGACGGTTCTGTATTGCGTGCCAACGACCTTAACGTCTCACAGCTGCAATCTGCACATATCGCCGAAGAAGCACGTGATGCGGCACTTCTGGCAATGCCGGAGGATGATGCTGGTAACCTAGACGCCCGTAACAGAAAGATTGTTCGACTGGCTCCCGGAGAGGCTGGAACAGACGCTATCAACAAGAACCAACTTGACACAACCTTAGGTGAGGCTGGCGGCATTCTCAGCGAAGTTAAGGACCTCCAGAAAGACATGGAGGATTACCTACAGAACTGGGGAGATGATACCACAGCGATTCGCGGCGTTCTCTGGGTGTACAACCAAGGGTCCGCAGTGGGAGGTGAGACATCCTTTGTGATTACCAAAGAGGGTCCGGTCCTTGCGGTCCCGTACATCGAGATTAACGGTAGCCGTCAATACCGTGGGTGGCACTACGAGTATGACTTAGGGTCCAAGACAATCACGCTGGCGAAACCGCTTTCTGCTGGGGATTTGGTCGTATGTACCACCGCTGAGACTACACTGCCACTGGCGGATTCACTCGCAGGTCCGACTGGTGCTTCTCAGATTGGTACTGCCAACGGGCTGAATGTACAGATTGCACTGAACAATCTACGCTCAGGGGTTAACGTTCTGGACTTTATGACCTTTGCTGAGCGAGCCGCTGTCCTGAACTACACAGGAACCAATGACAACTCTGAGGCATTCAGAAAGGCATTCGCTACTGGGTCCCGACAGATAATTGTCCCGCCGGGAAGATACCACGTAAAAGACGTTGAAATACCGTCTAAGGTTAAGCTGTTTGGCACGTACTCCTACAAACCATACAACGTAACCAGTGATGCCTCGTTCGGCACAGATGGTACGATTATACGTAAGGTGGCCGGAGCAGATAACATGTTCCTTTGGAATACTGCATGTGCTGCTGAGGGTGTGATGTTCGACGGTCGTGACCGCACGTCCCCAGCCATTCAGTCGAAGTCTGGTGGTAAAATATCCGTAGGGTTCTTCAAGTGTGGGTTCTATCGATTCGACCGTGTAGGTAACCGCCGTGGAGCGTACATCGGGTGCTCATTCCAGTTCTGTAACTTCAACCAGAACAACATTGGGATTTACAACACAGTAGACGGTAACCACATCGGATGCACCATCAACGCCAACAAGTCCCACGGTGTCATGCTCGAAACAGGTGCGAACTCCAACACGTTCACCAACTGTCGAAACGAGTGGAACGAAGGTGACAACTGGAACTTCTATGGTGCCACTTCGATTCAGGTAACCAACGAACTGTGCGACCGTGCGTTCGGCTATGGGTTCCGTATCAGCAACTCCTCGGTGACACTGATTAACGTCAACATTAGGCGTTCTGCGAGAACAGCCGCATCAGGGGCAGCAAGTGCTCAGATTTACTTCGAGTCGTCTACCCTCAAGATGATTGGTGTTAACAGCTCCGTGGGCGGTGATGACACTGGTGGTTCTATCACAGAGCCTTCGCCGGATTACTTCTTCAGGATGGCTGGTACCAGCGAAGGTCGTCTGGAGATTAGCGACAGCCGCCTCACAGGTTATACTGTTGGATTAATCTCAGGTACAGCACGTCCTTCGGTTATCCGTGTGATAAACTCTCCGGGTTGGGAGGACACCATTAACGAAGGAGTCGCTCGCATATCGGGAGGCAGGCCGTATATTGGTACGATGCCAACAGCGACTGGTCCGGCAAACGTTCGTCCGGCTGTATTGGGACTTAGCTGTGGTGGAGTGAACACCTACGATAACGACATGTTCGATATTCACTTGACTATCCGAAATACCAACAACGGTGGGCACAATGGTGCAATCCTCACTGTGTTGCTTTACCGAGAGGGTGGAGCCGCTCGTGCGACAATCGTTCGAGTAGACAGTCGGTCCAACGCCGTGGGTGAGGGCGACGTGAATAGCACCTCGGCAGACCCTCAGCAGGTCTATCAAGTGTCCGTGGAGGTAACGTCAAACGACGCATCTACGTTCAACCTGCTGGTCTCCACCAAGTCGGACAACAGTGCACCCTACCGCTTCAGGGCGAAAGTTAAACCATAAGGAGAACCGCATGTTAGACAGACTGAATCAGCCGAAAGGCTCAACCATTGGTGTGCTCAGGGATGGGCGCACTATCCAAGAAGCTATTGACGACCTGTATGTGTTCAAGGACTCGCAAGGCTTCATAAACGTGGACATGCAGGCTGGTACCACTCTTGAGGAGAAGCTACGCAATTCCTTTACGATAGCCAACACGCTCCTTGTTGGTGTCCGCCTTACAGCTGGCAAGGTGTATCCGCTTACGGGTACAACCCCTCTTGAGGTTAACCTAGCGAAGTTCTCACTGTTCACTTCAGGTGGCCGCGCTACAATCGACGCCTCAGAGTTCACTGGCCCTACTGCATTGTGGATTCACGCCACTGGCTCCTATCCGACCCCAATGTACCGCAACACGACTAACTACATGGAGTCCATTGAGCTTGTGGGCGGCTTAAAGGCTGGAGTGGACGGGTGGACTTGGGGTAACCGTGGGATGACCACCGGAACCGAGTACAACGGTCAGTGTATAATCCGTGGGTGCAGCGTCTACAAGTTCGATAACTGCATCAAATGCACCGACTCATCTTGGCGCTACAAGGTATCGGACTGCATGATATCCACCGGAATTACCTCTGTGTTCAATGCGCCAGCTGGACTGATTGACTCAGGCGAGTCTATAACCTTCAGGGACACACAGTTCTCCGACTCCAACGGGGCTAAGTTTATCATTGCGTGTGCGAACTTCAGTGTGGGCATGTCTGGTACCAGTGTGTTGAATACCCCAGTGGTTATCTCTGGGAACGGTGCATCCCTGCTAATCGACGGTATGGGTAACAACGAGAACCCCGGTAAGAGCACTTGGATGCGCTACGTTGAGGTGACTGGGATTGGTGCCCGATTCATCCTGCAATCCTCAACGTTCGTGTGTAACGGCCCGTCCTCACAGACCAGACCGCTTGTGTTTGTTGGCGCAAAGGCCCGCGCATTCTTCATCGCCGTCAAGTTCCCCGGTAACCTCTACATGTTCCATGTGAATAACCCAGAGAAGGTGCGAACATTCTGTGAAGGCGAGGGTATCGTTAAGACCATAGCGTGTACATACGACATTGAATCGGGGGCTGGTAACATTCCAGTCCACCGCTCGCTTAACCGATTCTACAATAACGGGTTCGAGCAGGACTTGGCTGGATGGGCGCTTAACGTTGGTGGCGACCCAGCACAGACGGCTACAATCGTCACGGATGATACCAACAGCGGCGGTAAGGCGGTTAAGGTTGCCTCGCTGGATGGTAAGAGCGTGTTCCTTACCCAGAATGTCAGAGTGTCTTCTGGAGAGGAGTTCGCATCGTTCGTGGCATACAAGGTCAATAAGGCGGCATCCGGCTCAACACCGGGTAACCTGACAGTAACCTTTAAGTCCGAGAACGGTACCACTATCGGTACAGGATCGACGTCTAACTTCTCGAACACTGTCGGGGCGTGGCAGCAAGGTGGCCTGTTCTGCCGAGGCGTTGCCCCAGTAGGTGCTGTATCTGCTGAGATATCTCTCCGTGTTCGTGATGGTGCTGAGGTTATCCTTGATGACGTTATCGTAAACTTCTTGTAACACGGAGGTATCATGTTATCCCTAGACTTCAACAACGAAGTTATCAAGGCGGCTCCCATTGCGGGGGTCGCTGGGGCCGATGGTGTAGCGAGGCTCTTCTGGGGCCTCTCACTCAACGAGTGGTTCTACGTCGCGGCAATCGCCTACACAGTGGTTCAGATTGGTGCCAAGGTAGTCGACAAAATCATTGACTGGAAGAAAGCTAATAAGGAGTAATGTATGGACCTGATTAAGTTCCTCGAAATGTTAGACACTGAGATGGCTCAGCAGATGCTCAATGACCTGAGAGACGACGCCAAGCGCACTCCTCAGCTGTACAACGCCATTGGTAAACTACTGGAGCGTCACAAGTTCCAAATCTCTAAGCTGACCCCTGACGTTAACATCTTGGGCGGTCTTGCTGAAGGTCTGGAGGCTTACAACTCCAAGGTAGGTGCTGATGGTCTGACAGACGACGATACATTCACCTTACAGTGATATACTCAAGGTACTACTATATGTAGTGCCTTTATGGATGTCATTGCACTACGCTAGGCGTTCCTACGTGAAATCTGAGAAACAACGGGAGGCATTATGCTGGAGTTCACAAAGAGAATCGTCCCGTATCTTGTGACTATCATGGTGTTTGCCTTCGGGTGGCACTTGGGTTCACAATCTACTGACGCTAAATGGAAGGAGGTAGTACAGAATGAGTACGTTAAGAAGCAAACGGCTAGAGCTGAAACTCAGAAAGCGATTGACGCAGTATCGGCTAAGTACCAAGCAGACCTTGAGGGGCTGGAGGGCAGCACTGATAGGGTTATTGCTGATTTGCGTAGCGACAATAAGCGGTTGCGCGTCAGAGTCAAACCTACCAGTGTCGCCGCAGGACCAGACGGTCGATGCCTCGTTGATGGTCCCGTCGAACTACACGAAGCAACTGCTCGAAGTCTTATCGCAATAACCCAGAAGGCCGACCTCAAAGAGAAGGCCCTACAGGACACAATTCGTAAGCTGCAAGGGAAAGGAGGTGAACATTGAGTAACTCTCAGCAAGCCAAGAACGCCTTAATCATTGCGCAACTGAAGGGTGATTTTGTCGCCTTTCTCTTCGTGCTCTGGAAGGCCCTGAACCTGCCGGAACCAACCAAGTGTCAAATCGACATGGCCAAGTGTCTGGCGAACCCAAAGAACAAGAAGTTTATCCTTCAGGCTTTCCGTGGTATCGGGAAGTCGTTCATCACGTGTGCGTTCGTAGTGTGGACCCTATGGCGTGACCCTCAGTTAAAGATACTGATTGTCTCAGCCTCAAAGGAACGTGCGGACGCTAACTCCATCTTCATCAAGAACATCATCGACTTGTTGCCTTTCCTGAGTGAGCTTAAGCCTCGCCCCGGTCAGCGTGACTCCGTGATTAGCTTTGATGTGGGCCCTGCCAAGCCTGACCACAGCCCGTCAGTTAAGTCTGTGGGTATTACGGGTCAGCTTACTGGTAGCCGTGCTGATATCATCATTGCGGATGACGTGGAGATTCCCGGTAACTCTGCAACTCAAGGTGCCCGCGAGAAACTCTGGACGTTGGTTCAGGAGTTCGCCGCACTGTTGAAACCTCTTCAGACTAGTCGTGTTATCTATCTGGGGACTCCTCAGACCGAGATGACGCTCTACAAGGAACTTGAGGACAACCGTGGGTACTCCACCATCATTTGGCCTGCGCAGTATCCTCGCTCCAAAGAGGAAGACCTGTACTATGGCGACCGACTGGCTCCTATGCTCCGTAGTGAGTACGATGAGGACAAAGAGGGTCTTGGTGGTCAACCAACTGACCCGGTTCGATTCGACTCCATGGACCTTCAGGAACGTGAGGTGGAATACGGCAAGGCTGGCTATACGCTTCAGTTCATGCTCAACCCGAACCTCAGTGACGCCGAGAAGTACCCGCTACGCCTCCGTGACGCTATCGTGTGCGGTCTACAGGCGGACAAGGCCCCAATGCATTACCAGTGGCTCCCGAACCGTCAGAACCGCAATGAGGAGCTTCCTAACGTGGGCATGAAGGGTGACGAGATTTACTCCTTCCATACAGCCTCCAGTAACACTGGTGCGTATCAGGGTAAGATTCTGGTAATTGACCCCAGTGGTCGCGGTAAGGATGAAACTGGCTGGTGCGTGCTGTACACCCTCAACGGTTACATATACTTGATGGACGCTGGCGGTACCCGTGGTTACGAAGAGAAGTCCCTTGAGTTCCTCGCTAAGAAAGCCAAACAGTGGCAGGTGCAGACTGTGGTCTTCGAGAGCAACTTCGGTGACGGTATGTTCGGTAACGTGTTCCAGCCTGTGCTCCTGAAGCATCACCCAGCGCAACTCGAAGAGATTCGTGCTCGTGGTATGAAAGAGGTCCGCATCTGCGATACCCTTGAGCCTGTACTGGCAAGTCACCGCTTGGTCATCCGAGACGAGGTCATCCGGCAGGACTACCAGACGGCACGTGATGCAGACGGTAAGCACGCTCTGAAGTACAGCCTGTTCTACCAGATGACCCGTATGAGCCGTGAGAAGGGCGCTGTGGCGCACGATGACCGACTTGATGCGCTGGCATTGGGTGTCGAGTTCCTACGCTCTACGATGCAGCAGGACGCTGTGAAGATAGAGGCTGAGGTACTTCAGGAGTTCTTGGAGCACCACATGGAGAAGCCCCTCAGTAACATCTCCCAGTTCCGGGCCACCAGTAGCAACGGTGTGGACATCCGGTGGGAAGACGATGGGGATGACACTATGTTCATTGCATGGTAACTATGCAGGGATTGTGCATAAGGATTCATTAGGCCACGGAAGGCCACTTTGAGGAAACTCCATGTATAACAGACACTTGGAATTAGGGCACACTATAGGGAGAGACCCTTGAAGACTTACTATAAGACAACTTAAAGATTCATTCATATAGTTATTCACTTTAAGTCTCCTTACAGATAGAGGGTAGTGATGATAATATCACCCTCTCACTATAAGACACTAAGAGCCAACATAAGGAGGACCTATGCGCTTATTGTTAACCTTACTGCGCCATAGGACTACTTGGCGATTTCTGCTGGTACTTGCTGGTGCCCTTGGGGCTTCACTGGTTACTCAGCAGCAACTCAGTGGACTGGAGACTCTCGTGTGCTCTCTACTCACTTGTAGCGATTAGGGTCTTCCTGACGCGCTAGGGATTCCGTAGTGATGCTTATCAGCATACACCACTCCATCCCTCTACAGTCAATACTTAAAGTTAACCTTAGGTGATTCACTGGGTCTACCTACGGGTCTATGCACTGACCTGAGGACTACCTGAGGTTACCTTTAAGAATTTTACATAAAGTTCTGAGTGTACATCTCACAGTTTACACTTTTGGTTATCCCCCGGTGCCCTCTCAGTAACCCAAAGTAACCATGGGTACCCCTAAACCTTCGGTTTAACCTTGGGTGGTACCTTGGGGAATCCTTAGGTGATACTATATGTTGGGCTGTGGTGGACATTGGGATACTATATGTTGATGTCTCTGTGTCCCTATCTGTTGGCCCTCTTTAAGTATCCATTGAGTACCACCTTAGGTAACCACCTTAATAGCTGCGCTATCCTGAGGTAATACCGGAGACCATATACCTTAGGTTAACCATGAGTCATCCGGTGAGCCATCACTATAGGACTATTGGGTAGCCATTGTCAAATCATCCAATCTATTAGGTCACACTATAGGGAGACACTTAAAGTATTACTCAGAGACTATCACCATAAAGATAACTATCACTATAGGTCTAACTAAAAGTTTAACTTTAAGTGTTGACATTCAGATTCCGTTATGAGACATTAGCAACCGTTGAGAGACACAACGTCACCAACGACCAGACAATACCACGAGTTATCTGGTTAGACTGAGGGTCTCAAGTAGTCATCAACCGGACATACGAAAGTGGTTGACTCAACGATGAACAAGTAGTAACATGCATCACAGATTCACGAAGTACCGCTCTTTAACAATATGGATTAGTCGCTGATATGTATACCATGACAATAGTGTTTAACTAGTGGTCACATTCGGGTCTCTGACAAGGTACGTCCTGTCACCCTGAGAGTGGCCACGCTGATAAACACTAACGCTAGGCAACTAGCAACATTGAGGATATACACCATGGAACGCAACGCTAACGCATACTACGACCTTCTGGCTGCAACTGTTGAGCTGTTCAACGAGCGCATCCAACAGGATGAACTCACCGAAGAGGATGATTGGTCTGATGCATTGCACGAGGTGGTAGACGGTCAGGTTCCGCACTATTACAATGAGATTTTCACGGTGATGGCTGCCGACGGTATTGACCATGAGTTCGACGATTCGGGTCTCATACCGGACACCAAAGATGTAAGTCGCATCTGTCAGGCTCGCATCTATGAGGCGCTGTACAACGACGTCTTGAACGACTCTGGGATTGTCTGGTATGAAGCGGATGAAGACGAAGAGGATGACTGCGATGATTAAGTATGGACTCACTCAGGAGCACTTAAAGTTATATCGCACAGCTATGGCATACGGTGCATCATTCGGTTACTGTATGGCCCAACTGGCCCAGACCTACCGCACACGCAAGGTAATGTATGATAACCCTGTTCGTAATTAGTGTGTACGCCCTGATTGTCCTGTACTTTGTGCGGGACTTTCGCAAGGGTCTCAAAGTACACAGGGCATCGTTTAGTTACCTGAAGTGGGGCCTACTGCCTCGCTTTACTGTACGGCTACCCAATGGCCGCTTTAAGGCAAACAAGGTGGGGATATTCTATGTCGCCACGCACTAACAACCTAAGGAAAACCTGTATGAAAGTCGTTAAATTAAACTTTGCAGGCTGCACACTGGACGCCATCGTGGGGCACCCAGAGCATGAGATACTATTCGTTGCCAATCAGGTGAACAAGGCCGCAGGTCTCGCTAACCAGAACATCGCCCACTACATCGCAAAAGGTGTTGCAAGCGGTGTCCGCCTAAGAGACTTAGGGGATAAATTATCCTGTAATGGTGAACTAAGGGAGCCGTCTGGTCGCTTAATGCGGGACACAACGTGGCTAATTGATGAACCAAACACGTACAAGGTCCTCCTGCGCGGTCATGCACCACAGTCGGAACCATTCCGCAAGTGGGTGACAGAAGAGGTCCTACCGACCATCCGTAAGACCGGTAAGTATGACGTAGCACAGTCTACAACGGACACTGGTAAGCAGCTCGCGGCGGAGTTCAGTGCACTCAGGGGAGAGCTTCAGGTATTAACTGCGGAGGTGAAGAGCCTGCGGGAGATCATCAAGGAACTCTCTGTAAATCGAGCACCCGTAGAAGTCGTCGAGTCTCCGTACATTGGCACCACCAAGGTGGCCGTATGTGACCGCATTGACAGCAGGACCCTGCGGGACGTGGCGGACTCAATGGGCCTGTCCACTGCGGTAGCCTCCAAGATGACCGGACGTGTGACGCTCAGTATTGAGCAGGTGCTAAGTAGTGAATGGCAGAAGACAGACGGTCGCAAGCTGGACACCTCAACGTCTCAGAAAGGCCGCTGCTGGAATCTGTACCCGAAGATATGGCTGGATACCAGACTGACCCGCGAGATGTACCGCGGCGCCATATCAATGGTCCTTGAGAACGCTTTCTAATTAATTCAATAAACAACCACATAAGGAAACAACCAAATGAACTACACCAACATGCAAGAACGCTTAGACGTTATCCGTAACCTGCCAATCTGTGAACTCGACAAGCGCCAGCCGCTGCTGGTAGCACTCATCGCGGACATTGTGAACTGCGAGACGTCCGATGGCGACGGTACGGATAGCGATTGGGGTCTGGAACGTCAGGACTACTGGCAAACCCTGAAGATTAAGGCCAAAGACGCTGGGTTTAACCTGCTAGGTAATGGGCACTTCAGCGCAGCGTTTAAGCACGAGCTGCTACCGGGTAGGGTCATTAAGGTTGGCTTTAAGAAAGAGGACTCAGGGGCCGCCTACGTGGCTTTCTGCCGGATGCACCAAGGTCGGGTAGGGATTCCTAACGTCTATCACGTAGCGCGTCACGCTGGGTGCTATACGGTGGTACTGGATGAGCTGGAACCGTGCAATCGCAGAGGTAACCACTTGCACGACCACTACGCAGACCTCGCGTATTACTTTGTCGAGTGTGACTATGAGCCTGAGGAGCACCACGAGAAGGACTTACCGTTCATTGAGACGTGCCAGATGATTCGGGACTTCTTCTGTGGGATTGCGTCCTTCGATATGCACAGCGGAAACATCATGTTCACCAAAGACGGCAAGCCAGTGATTACCGACCCGGTGTCATTCTCAGCGGACCGGGACCGGGAGCCTTTCTCACTGGAACCTGAGGAGCTACTTGCTGAGATTGAGCAGATAGCGCACGACAAGATGATTGAACGCTGCAAGCGCAACAAGGCTAAGCGTGACCCGAACGGGGAGCTGCGCATCGCACGCCGTAAGGCCAATAAGGAACGTCGAGCACGCCGTAAGGCACACGCTAGGTGGCGTAAGGAGCGCGAGCGGATTAACGCTGAGGCCCTAAAGTATGACCTAGCGAAAATCGAGCAGCGAGTACACGCATGGATGGCCTGCGACGGTCTCGCCATACAGCAGGGTCGGGGCCTTCCGGTGGACAACTACCTTCAGGGTAGACTCATGGGCTAACAAGGTGTATCTTAGGTGTCTCCACAGCGAGGCACCAATAGATAAACTTTATTCACAAAGAGGCACACAATGAACGCATTAAACATTGCACGCAATGACTTCTCAGAGATTGAACTGGCCGCTATTCCGTACAACATCCTCAGCGAGCACTACGGGGACAAGCTGGCACGTGAGCAGCTGGCACTGGAGCACGAGGCGTACGAGCTGGGTGAGCAGCGTTTCCTGAAGATGTTAGAACGTCAGGTGAAAGCTGGAGAGTTCGCTGACAACGTGGCCGCTAAGCCGCTGGTCCTAACGTTGCACCCGCAGCTGACCAAGCGCATTGACGATTGGAAGGAGGAACAAGCAAACGCTCGTGGTAAGAAGCCTCGCGCATACTACCCGATTAAGCACGGCGTGTCCTCAGAGCTGGCCCTCAGTATGGGCGCTGAGGTACTCAATGAGAAGCGCGGAGTGTCCAGTGAGGCAATCGCACTGCTGACCATTAAGGTCGTCTTAGGGACGCTCACAGACGCCTCCAAGGCAACCATCCAGCAGGTATCCTCTCAGTTAGGCAAGGCTCTTGAGGATGAGGCCCGCTTCGGTCGTATCCGTGAGCAGGAAGCCGCATACTTCAAGAAGAACGTAGCGGACCAGCTGGACAAGCGCGTAGGTCACGTGTACAAGAAGGCATTCATGCAGGTTGTGGAAGCCGATATGATATCCAAAGGGATGCTGGGCGGCGACAACTGGGCGAGCTGGAAAACTGACGAGCAGATGCACGTAGGGACCAAGCTGCTGGAGCTGCTCATCGAGGGCACTGGTCTGGTGGAAATGACCAAGAACAAGATGGCCGATGGCTCCGACGATGTGACCAGTATGCAGATGGTCCAGCTGGCTCCTGCCTTTGTGGAACTCCTGAGCAAACGAGCGGGAGCACTCGCAGGTATCAGCCCGATGCACCAGCCGTGCGTGGTCCCTCCGAAACCTTGGGTTGAAACCGTAGGTGGTGGCTACTGGTCAGTCGGTCGTCGCCCGCTGGCACTGGTTCGTACCCACTCCAAGAAGGCGCTTCGCCGCTACGCTGACGTGCACATGCCAGAGGTATACAAGGCGGTCAACCTCGCGCAAAACACGCCGTGGAAGGTGAACAAGAAGGTACTGGCGGTAGTCAACGAGATTGTCAACTGGAAGCACTGCCCGGTTGCTGACGTCCCAGCGATCGAACGCGAAGAGTTACCACCACGCCCGGACGATATCGACACTAACGAGGTGGCACGTAAGGCGTGGCGCAAGGAGGCAGCAGCAGTCTACCGTAAGGACAAGGCCCGTCAATCTCGCCGCTTGTCGATGGAGTTCATGGTCGCACAGGCCAACAAGTTCGCTAACCACAAGGCCATCTGGTTCCCGTACAACATGGACTGGCGTGGACGTGTGTACGCTGTGAGCATGTTCAACCCGCAGGGTAACGACATGACCAAGGGTATGCTGACGCTGGCCAAAGGTAAACCAATCGGACTCGACGGGTTCTACTGGCTGAAGATTCACGGTGCAAACTGTGCAGGCGTCGACAAGGTTCCCTTCCCTGAGCGCATCAAGTTCATCGAAGAGAACGAAGGTAACATTCTGGCGAGCGCAGCGGACCCGCTGAATAACACTTGGTGGACCCAGCAGGATTCTCCGTTCTGTTTCTTAGCGTTCTGCTTCGAGTATGCAGGCGTTAAGCACCACGGACTGAATTACAACTGCTCGCTGCCGCTGGCGTTCGATGGGTCCTGCTCTGGGATTCAGCACTTCAGCGCGATGCTCCGCGATTCCATCGGTGGCCGTGCTGTGAACCTGCTGCCGTCCGATACCGTGCAGGATATCTACAAGATTGTGGCCGACAAGGTTAACGAGGTGCTCCACCAGCACGCTGTCAACGGGTCTCAGACGGTGGTCGAGCAGATTGCAGATAAAGAGACTGGCGAGTTCCGCGAGAAGGTAACGCTGGGCGAGTCCGTACTGGCTGCTCAGTGGTTGCAATACGGCGTGACCCGTAAGGTGACTAAGCGTTCGGTCATGACGCTGGCATACGGTTCCAAAGAGTTTGGCTTCCGACAGCAAGTTCTTGAGGATACCATCCAGCCAGCTATTGACAACGGTGAGGGCTTGATGTTCACACACCCGAACCAAGCAGCTGGCTACATGGCAAAGCTGATTTGGGACGCCGTGACCGTGACCGTAGTGGCCGCAGTGGAGGCAATGAACTGGCTCAAGTCTGCCGCGAAGTTGCTGGCTGCTGAAGTGAAGGACAAGAAGACCAAAGAGGTCCTTCGCAAGCGCTGTGCAATCCACTGGGTAACACCAGATGGCTTCCCGGTGTGGCAGGAGTACCGCAAGCAGAACCAAGCGCGCCTGAAGCTGGTCTTCCTCGGGCAGGCCAACGTCAAGATGACGTATAACACTGGGAAGGACTCCGAGATTGATGCCCACAAGCAGGAATCAGGCATCGCTCCTAACTTTGTTCACTCACAGGACGGTAGCCACCTGCGCATGACTGTAGTGCACGCCAACGAGGTCTACGGGATTGACTCCTTCGCACTGATTCACGACTCCTTCGGGACCATTCCAGCAGACGCTGGGAATCTCTTTAAGGCAGTCCGTGAGACGATGGTCAAGACCTACGAGGACAACGACGTGATTGCTGACTTCTACGACCAGTTCGCTGACCAGCTGCACGAGTCTCAGCTCGACAAGATGCCTGCGGTCCCGGCCAAAGGTGACCTGAATCTGCGCGATATTTTAGAGTCTGACTTCGCGTTTGCGTAAGTTCTCAGGTAATTAGGGCACACTATAGGGAACCTTCGAATGACCGAGGGTTCCATTACTTAAAGTCTTAACTTAAAGAATACTTAAAGAGGCACACCATGACTTACTCAATCGTTGTAACCATCTCGTTAATCGTATTAATCGTCATGTTCGTAAGGGCCACCACACGCCTAGCGACCTGCGAGCACGCCCTTGAGAAACAGACCAAGAGTAACGAGGCGTACACAGACAGCTTGCACGATAAGGTATGCCGATTGGCTGACGATAAGGCATCGCTCAGTAGACAGGTCCGTTACTTAGAGGGAGAACTTGAGAGCGAGAAACAGAAGGTGCGCGATGTGAACGAACTCCGAGAGCACCAGCGTGAGCGCATGAAGTTCCTGCGTAAGTCACTGAAGGAAGCACAAGACGAGCTGATGATGGTCTCCGACCTGATTCACGTTAAGTTCACTGCTGTGTTGCCGGATGGCACGCACTCGAAGACGCTCTTTAAGTTAGGACTCGAGCCGTGTGGTCTGCACGTTAAGTCCCTGCGCTGGACCGAGCTGGACGACCGCTATCTGATAGACCAGCTATGCACCAACGGTGAGCGCAAGCAGTTCGTCTACTACAAGAGCGAAGTAGTAGGACGCATCGAGTTCCGCCACGGTAAGCTGTAATTAGGACCCACTATCAGGAACATACTCAAGGTCATCATTCGGTGGCCTTCATGAATGTCCCTTACTATCACAATCAGGAGCAACACCATGTATCAGAACACAATCAACTTTGAGCGCACCCGTGAACGTCAGCAGACCGAGGGTTACATCCCTAAGGGCCGCAAGCTGAACAAGACTAAGCGCGGTGGTGGCGTGAAGGGTTCCTTCCGTAACGCGAAGGGAGACAGTGTTGTTAACCAAGAGAAATACTTCGTAGGAGCGTAACAAATGGCTGAGCAAACTAAATGGCTGTTCGAAGGTAGCACCTCACAGTGGTCACGGCTGGGTCACACAGAGCGAAGACTGATGGATGAGACGGGACTCCGGGTAATCATGACGTACCACCCGTTCAACCGCACAGTGCTATTATCCGTTTACGAACCGAGACCAGATTACGACGAGGTCCTCGTGGAGAAGTCCTTCAGTCGCTGGTCGATTGACTCAGCGTCAGACTGGCTGGCAAAACTCACCGCCGACTACTCAAGCTGGAAGTAATTAGGACACACTATAGGCAGACTCAAGGTCATCGGATTCCGGTGGCCTTTATGATTGCTTATTAACCAAGGAGAACACAATGAAACCGATAGACCGCTTCAACTCTAAGGTGAAGCTGAAAGGTTCTTGCTTAGAGTGGCAAGCCTCTCGGTTTTCATCCGGGTACGGACAATTCTTTGCTGATGGTAAGAACCATCGGGCGCACCGCTGGCTTTACGAACACGTCAATGGGAAACTGAGTGACGGGCTTGTAGTAAGGCACACGTGCGATAACCCAGCGTGCGTTAACATAGAGCACCTAGAGGTTGGTACCCAGCGGGACAACATAAACGACAAGGTGCGCAGAGGTCGGCAGCTCCGTGGAGAGAATCACGGTCGAGCCTTACTGACCCGAGAGGATGTTGACCGTATCCGCGAGTCTAATGAAACACACAGAGCGCTGGCAAAGCGTTTCTCTGTATCTGAAGGTTGCATAAACAACATTAAACTCAGGAGAACTTGGAAATGAATATCCAAACCAAACCCTATAAGGCTGTATCATTCGTTCGCTCTGCTATCGAGAAGGCGCTGGAGACTTCCGGCTACCTCATCGCAGACACTAAGCATGATGGTGTGCGCGGGAACATTTGCGTAGACAACACAGCTAACGCAGCGTGGCTCAGCCGGGTCTCCAAGACCATTCCGGCCCTTGAGCATCTCAATGGTTTCGACCAGCGCTGGAATAAGTTACTGAAAGATGACCGCTGGATTTTCCCTGATGGTTTTATGCTGGATGGTGAACTCATGGTCAAGGGCGTGGACTTTAACACCGGGTCTGGCCTGCTGCGCACCAAGTGGCTCAAGAAGGGCAACATGCAGTTTGACGTCGGTGGTCCGTACGAGCACTGGGCGTCTGAGATGAAGGGCCTACCATTCGCGCTCCACCCTAACCACCTCAAAGTCGTCCTCTACGATATCATTCCGCTGGACATTATCGAGTCCGGTGACGACTACAGCGTGATGACCCTCCTCCGCCTTGAGCACGTCAAGGTTGCCTTACCAATCCTGCAAGACCACTTCCCTGAAGTCGAGTGGTGCCTCTCGGAGTCCCATGAAGTTTATGACATGGACGAACTCGAAGCGCTGTACCGACAGAAACGTGAAGAAGGTCATGAAGGTCTGGTGGTCAAGGACCCTCAGGGCATCTATAAACGCGGTAAGAAATCCGGCTGGTGGAAGATGAAGCCAGAGAATGAAGCTGACGGTATTGTTGTGGGCCTCAACTGGGGAACTCCCGGTCTTGCCAACGAGGGCAAGGTGATTGGCTTCGAGGTTCTCCTTGAGTCCGGTCGAGTGGTATCCGCAAACAACATCTCTCAGGCACTTATGGACGAGTTCACCGCTGAGGTTAAACGTCAGGAAGACGAAGAGGTTAACCCATACTACGGCTGGGCGTGTCAAATCAAGTACATGGAGGAAACTCCAGACGGTTCTCTGCGTCACCCGTCGTTCGACAAATGGCGTGGCACTGAGGCTGACCCAACCACCAAGATGTAATTAGGACCCACTATAGGAGACACCAAATGTCTATCAACCTGATTCTAATCATCGTGTTCATCCTCGCGGCTATCGTGTGGTCAATGAACGACGAGCCACCAAAAGGAGCATAAACCATGCGCTTACACTTCAATAAATCCAACGGTATCTTCTCGGTTCGCCGGGATGACCGCAGCACTGTAGCAGCCTCTGAGCGCCACGGTAAGATTCCACGTATCGGCGACACTTTCGAGCTGGCACCTCGCGTGCACATTTTGGTTACTCGCGGTCTCTACGAATTGGCTCAGACTAAGAGCCGTCCTTTCGTACCCGTAGCGGTGACCAAGTGGCCGCGTCTGCGCCTGTTCTGGGAGCGAATCAAGGAGGCGGTCAATGACTGAACGTGAAATTCAAGTGGTGAATCTGCTGGTTGAACAAAACACTGACCGCCCAGACTCCACAACGTGCGCTGATGGAGTCATATGCTACAAGGTATCGTGCAGCGAGTGTCCGCTAGACACCAAAGGTACGACCATTGGGGAAGTCCGCGCAATGAAGGACAGCAAGGCTCCGAGTGTAGAAGACGACGGTGTTAAGCAGCCGAGTCATTACCAGCTGTTCGAAGGCGTCGAGGCCATCGAGGTTATTGCTCGCAGCATGACTCAGGAGATGTTCAAGGGGTATTGCCTCGGGAACATCCTCAAGTACCGACTGCGAGCCGGGAAGAAGTCCGAGCTGGCTACCTTAGAGAAAGACATGGCTAAGGCCGCTTTCTATCTGGAACTATACGAGAAACACAAGGGGTTGTGTCATGATTGAGTTAACACCGAGTCGTATTGAAATCCTGAAGATTTGGGCGAAGGACTTTCTCAGAATCTACCAGACTGAGGACTTCACCAAGGAGGAGCTTGAGTTCATTGAGGAGATCCTTAGCGATGAACCCGAGTGATTGGTGCCGAGCGATGTACGAGAAGACGCTCGACCCTGCGTACATCACCCTGTATAACATGTGGAAGGAGTGGGAAGATGCAAAAATTCGTCGTAACGGTCGAGACAGCTAACGCATCGTATGAACTCCCGGTACACGCTGGGTCTCTTGAGGAGGCCTTAGAAGTTGCCGAGGCGGAGTACGAAGAGTTAGGCCAAGTGACTCGGGTACGACCGGATACTAATTTCGGGTTCGACCTGTAATCATTAGGACACACTATAGGGACACAGGTTGTCCCTATTTCTGTTATAAACCAAAGGAGATTCATCATGGCATTCGCTAAGAAGAAAATTTACACCACCAAGATTGGTACCTGTGAGCCGTACGCTTACTTCAACAAGCCGGACTATGGCGGTGAGGGTTTTGAGAACCCACGCGGTACCTACAAGGGTTCCGTAACGTTCAAGAACGAAGACTGTCAGGAGCTGGTAGACCTCATCGTTAAGACCCATGAGGAAAACTACGCTGCTCGTCTGGAAGCACACGAAGCGAACCCGCCGAAGGTTCAGAAGGGTAAGAAACCTCTGAAGCCGTATGAAGGCGACATGCCGTTCTTCGACAACGGTGACGGTACCACCACGTTCAACTTCAAGTGCTACGGTTCGTACGAGGACAAGAAGACTGGCGAGACCAAGAAGATTGTTCTGGGCGTAGTAGACGCGAAGGGCAAGCGCATTCAGGATGTTCCGATTATCGGCGGCGGTTCCAAAGTGAAGATTCGCTTCTCGCTGGTACCGTACGGCTGGTCTGCGGTAGCTGGCGCTTCCGTTAAGTTGCAGCTGGAAGGCGTGATGCTGGTCGAACTGGCTACCTTTGGTGGTGGCGAAGACGACTGGGCTGATGAAGCCGTAGAAGGCGGTTACGAAGCGGACGAATCTCGCAGCCGTAAACCTCAGGAAGACCCGGAAGACTGGTCAGGTGAGGAAGAGGCTGACGAGGGCGAAGCTGAAGAAGACGATGACTTCTAATGGCTGGCTATGGGGCCAAAGGGATTCGGAAGGTGGGTGCCTTCCGGTCTGGCCTTGAGGACAAGGTGTCCAAGCAGTTAGAATCAAAGGGCGTCACGTTCGACTACGAATTGTGGCGCATCCCTTACGTTATTCCTGCGAGTGACCACCTTTACACTCCAGACTTCTTGTTACCCAACGGTATCTTCGTGGAGACTAAGGGTCTCTGGGAAGCCGAGGACCGCAAGAAGCACCTACTGATTCGTGAGCAGCACCCGGAGTTAGACATCCGGTTAGTGTTCTCTTCGAGTCGCACTAAGATTTACAAAGGGTCACCAACCAGTTACGCTGAGTGGTGCGAGAAGCATAACATCTTGTTTGCCGACAAATTGATTCCCGCAGACTGGCTGAAGGAGCCGAAGCGCGATGTACCGTTCGGCAAGTTCAAGCAGAAGAAAGGAGCAAAGTAAGTATGGCCAAGGTTCAATTCACTAAGCGACAGGAGACCTCTCAGATTTTCGTTCACTGTTCGGCCACCAAGGCAACCATGGACGTAGGTGTCCGTGAGATTCGCCAGTGGCACAAAGAGCAGGGCTGGCTGGACGTTGGGTATCACTTCATCATCCGCCGTGATGGCACCGTTGAGGCGGGCCGTGACCAAGATGCTGTAGGTTCTCACGTCAAGGGATACAACTCGACTTCTGTCGGTGTGTGTCTGGTTGGTGGTATAGACGCCAAGGGTAACCCTGAGGCAAACTTCACGCCAGCCCAGATGCAGTCGCTGCGTTCACTGCTGGTAGAACTGAAGGTGCAATACGCTGGGGCCGTGCTGATGGCACACCACGACGTAGCACCTAAAGCCTGCCCGAGCTTCGACCTGAAGCGCTGGTGGAAGAAGAACGAACTGGTCACTTCTGACCGTGGGTAAACATTAGGGCACACTACAGGGAGACAATTACGTTTCCCTGTTGTCGCACATTCTGTACAAATTATGGTCAGGCTAAGGTGCACTTGGCGTAGCGCTGCGCTTCATTCGGGTTCGATTCCCGGACTGACCACACCAACGGAGATTACTTTATGAGCAACTTGAAAGACTTCGACATAATCCCACTGTTGGCGTATGGCGTGCTCGGACTTTGGGGCGTGACCTTCCTCATAGCGTTCTTCATGTCGTGTGTTGATGGGATGGCTTTATGAGTTACGGAGACAGTCGAGAAGACGGTCAGGAGAGTATCTTCCTGTTCCACGCTCCGTGCGAAAACTGTGGTTCTTCTGATGGTAACTCAGTGTACTCTGACGGGCATGAGTATTGCTTCGTGTGTCAACACCGAGTGAGAGGCTCAGAGGAACGTACCGAAAAGTTATCATCGAGAAGACCCAAAGGAGGGAATTACGGGATGAATACACAAGGTTCAGGCTTATTGGTATTCGGCGAGAGTGATGGTCGGTATACTGACCTGACCGCTCGTGGTATCTCAAAGGCGACATGCCAGAAGGCTGGCTATTGGGTCGCCAAGGTCCGAGGGACTGCCTATCAGGTGGCCGACTATCGTGACCAGAATGGCTCCATTGTCTCCCAGAAGCTGAGGGACAAGGAGAAGAACTTCTCTACCCGAGGGTCCCACAAAGGGGACGCACTGTTCGGTAAGCACCTATGGAATGGTGGCAAGAAGATTGTCATCACCGAGGGTGAAATCGATATGTTAACCGTGATGCAACTTCAGGACTGTAAGTGGCCTGTGGTTTCTCTCGGTCACGGTGCGTCAGCCGCTAAGAAAACTTGCAGTGCAAACTACGAGTATTTCGATAGCTTCGACCAGATTATCCTGATGTTCGACATGGATGAGCCGGGTCGTGCAGCTGTAGAGGAAGCCGCTCAGGTTCTCCCTCCCGGTAAGGTCCACGTGGCCGTGTTAACCGAGAAGGACGCCAACGAGTGTTTACTCAAGGGCAAAGGCAAGGAGGTTCTCGACCAGATATGGAACGCTGCACCGTGGGTACCTGATGGTGTCATCGGCGCGATGTCCATGAAGGACCGAGTGCGAGAGGCCATGACCAGCGAGCAAAGCGTAGGATACCTTTTCTCGGGATGTCCGGGACTGAATGACCGAACCTTGGGTGCACGTGGTGGCGAAGTCATCATGGTTACTTCTGGGTCAGGAATGGGTAAGTCTACGTTCGTTCGCCAGCAGGCCCTAGGGTTCGCCAGAGGGCAGGGACTGCGGGTCGGCATGGCGATGCTTGAGGAGTCCGTAGAGGAGACCATGGAGGATGTCCTAGGGATTGCCAACGGCATCCGCTTACGGCAGCAGCCTCGGGAGTTCAAGCAGAAACTCATTGAGGACGGCACGTATGATGAGTGGTTCGATGAGCTGTATGGCTCCGACCAGTTCCACCTCTACGACTCCTTTGCGGAAGCTGAGGTAGACCGACTGCTGGCCAAGCTGCACTACATGCGCACAGGGCTGAACTGTGACGTAATCATTCTGGACCACATCTCAATCGTTGTGTCAGCCTCGGAGGAATCCGATGAGCGCAAGATGATTGACCGACTCATGACCAAGCTGAAAGGGTTCGCTAAGTCAACCGGAGTGGTACTTATTGTTATTTGCCACCTGAAGAACCCGGAGAAAGGTAAAGCTCATGAAGAAGGACGTGCTGTTTCCATTACTGACCTGCGTGGGTCTGGGTCTCTGCGCCAACTCTCTGATACTATCATTGCCCTTGAGCGTAATCAGCAAGGGGACATGCCTAATCTTGTCCTCCTTCGTATTCTCAAGTGTCGCTTTAATGGCATTGGCGTTGGCATTGCGGGGTACATGGAGTACAACGAAAAGACCGGACTCCTTGAACCGTCTAGCTACACTGGCGGAGAAGGAGAGGGAGATACTGGCTGGGAAGGCCACGAAGAAGACGACTACTAAACGTAAATGCAATGGTGCGTACTGCTGGTGCGCCCATGCCCCTGAGTATCAATAACCGAAAGGAGAACCATCATGTTTAAACTTATCGAAGCATTAGGCCGTCTGGTCATCGCACTGTACGTACGTGAAGCCAAGGCACTGGACAAAGCGTCCAAGGTGGAAGCAGAAGCAGCTGCTAAGCTGGCCAAAGCAGCCGACAAGGCACGTCAGGCATCTCTGGATGCAACCGCAGAGGCAGCGAAAGTTGCACTTAAAGCTCAGAAACTTAAGGAGTTCTTCTAATGACTACCAAAGTTAAATTCCCCGGCAACACCATTCAGCTGTCCGACACTGTTGACCAGTGGGGCCGCAAGGTTCACATCAACGTCCGCAACGACAAGGTAACTCTGGTCTACCGCTGGAAGGCAAAGAGCGATAACCGTGCGCACACCCAACGCGTGACCCTCGATGATACTCAGGCAGCTCGCCTGCTGGCATCCGTGGCCGTGGCCGCAACTGTGGCTATTGGTGAGGACAGAGTGCGTGAGGCCATCTTGAGTAAAGAGGTAGGCGAAACGTCCGTACGTCTTGCCGAGGCGTCAGAAGTTAAGTGATAAACTCAAGGTCATTACTATATGTAGTGGCCTTTATGATTATCACACACAACATATTGAGAGGACATTACCATGCGTAAACCTGAAGAAATCCGTGCAGACATCGAGAAGCTGACCAAAGAGCTGGCTGAGGTCAAGACCTATGAAGCCAAGCGTGAAGCTGCCATTCACATTCTGGAGAACTTAGGGTGGACCTACAGTGGCCACAAGGGCTGGCAGAAACCCGCACCAAAAGACTGGCGCAGCATCCCACTGAAGGCTGGCGAGCTGGCAACGTGGGAGGATGGTGCCATTGGTGGGACCGTATATATCCGCAGTGTGGGTAACAAGTTCGCTCAGGTTTCTCACGTCCGTGGCGTTAGTCGTCTGGGTGTTGACGTCCTTACTGGCAGCTTCGCCATTGAGAAAAGTAAGTTAACCGTGCGTCCACGTGAGTATTTCATCGGGCGTCGTTAAGCAACAGGAGACCACTATGTTAGTAACCGATATCGAGGCCAACAACCTCTTAGAGAAAGTCACTCAGTTCCACTGTGGGGTCATCTATGACTACAGCACGGACGAGTACGTATCGTATCGACCTTGGGACTTCTCAGCGTATCTCGATGCGTTAGAAGCTGAGGTGGCTCGTGGTGGTCTCATCGTATTCCACAACGGTCACAAGTACGATGCCCCAGCGCTAACCAAGCTGGCCAAGCTCCAGTTAAACCGAGAGTTCCACCTGCCGCGTGAGAACGTAGTGGACACGTTGGTGCTCAGTCGTTTGCTGTTTGCGAACATTAAGGACTCCGACATGGCCCTGCTGCGTTCTGGTAAGTTACCCGGCAAGCGCTTCGGGTCTCACGCTCTGGAGGCGTGGGGTTACCGCTTAGGCGAGATGAAAGGTGAGTACAAGGACGACTTCAAGAAACTCCTTGAGGAACAGGGAGAGGACTATGTGGACGGTGCTGAGTGGATTAGCTTCAACGAGCCGATGATGGACTATAACGTTCAGGACGTTGTGGTGACCAAGGCTCTCCTTGAGAAGCTACTGAGCGACAAGCACTACTTCCCACCTGAGGATGGCTGTGGGGATAACTGGTGGATGCACGACGCTGTGACATTCTGGCAGTATTCCTGTGAGGCCGTCTGGTTGGAACACCGAGCCGCTTGGTTACTCGCTAAGCAGGAGCGCAACGGCTTCCCGTTCAACACCAAGGCCATCGAGGAACTCTACGTTGAACTCGCTGGTCGTCGTTCTGAACTCCTTCAGACACTTACCGACACTTTCGGAACTTGGTATCAACCCAAGGGCGGCACTGAGTTATTCCTGCACCCGCGCACCGGGAAGCCTCTTGGTAAATACCCACGAGTGAAGTACCCTAAGCAGGGGGCCATCTACAAGAAACCCAAGAACAAAGCTCAGCGTGAGGGTCGTGAACCCTGCGAGCTGGACACTCGGGATTACGTAGAGGGCGCTCCGTACACACCAGTAGAGCACGTTGTGTTCAACCCCAGTAGCCGAGACCACATTGCGCTCAAGCTGAAGGAAGCCGGATGGGTCCCTACAGAGTTCACCGAAAAGGGTGCACCTAAGGTAGACGACGAGGTCCTCGAGCACGTTCGTGTGGAAGACCCTGAGAAGCAACGCTGCATCGACCTCATCAAAGAGTACCTGATGATACAGAAGCGTATCGGTCAGGCGGCTGAGGGCGACAAGGCGTGGCTACGTTACGTTCAAGAGGATGGTAAAATTCATGGAAGTGTTAACCCTAATGGTGCAGTTACAGGGCGAGCAACGCATAGCTTCCCTAACCTTGGTCAAGTTCCGGGCGTTCGTTCGCCGTATGGTGAGCCTTGTAGAGCAGCGTTCGGCGCTGAGCATCACTTGGACGGACTTACCGGACAGCCTTGGGTTCAAGCGGGTATCGACGCCAGTGGACTCGAACTCCGTTGTCTGGCACACTTCATGTCTAAGTACGACGGCGGGGCATATGCGGATGTCATTCTCAACGGTGATATCCACACAGTCAACCAAACGGCGGCTGAGTTGCCAACACGTGATAACGCCAAGACATTCATCTACGGTTTCCTCTATGGTGCTGGAGACGAAAAGATTGGACAGATTGTGGGAGCAGGTAAAGAGCGCGGAAAGGAACTCAAGAAGAAATTCCTTGAGAACACCCCAGCAATCGCAGCGTTGCGTGAAGGAATCCAGCAGACCCTCGTCGAGTCATCCCGATGGGTCGCTGGAGAGCAGAAAGTCAAATGGAAACGACGCTGGATTAAGGGACTGGATGGAAGAAAGGTACACGTACGGTCACCACATGCCGCGCTTAACACGTTGCTTCAGTCAGCGGGTGCGCTCATTTGTAAGCTGTGGATTGTCGAGACTGAAGAGTTGCTTCTTAAAGCAGGATTGAAGCACGGATGGGATGGCGACTTCGCCTACATGGCGTGGGTTCACGATGAAATACAAGTGGCCTGCCGGACCACAGAGATCGCACAGCAGGTGATTGACATTGCGCAACAAGCGATGCGTAACGTTGGGGAACACTTTAAGTTCCGTTGCCGTCTGGATACAGAAGGTAAGATGGGTCCTAACTGGGCCGTATGTCACTAATAATACAGGAGATTTATCATGGCTATTACCAAGCGTTTCAAGGTTACTTTCGAGGTGACCAGCGTTATCGATAGTGAGTCCGAGAAGAACCTCAGCGAGACCGTTCTGCGTGTTGCACGTATGGTTGCCAATGGCGAGAAGGTGGACAACTTCAAGCTGGGCTTCCTTGAGGCGGCACTCAGTGGTGGTCCTGACGCAGCGGCTGCATACTGTATCCGACACGGTCTGCGCTCAATGGTCAAAGAGGCCCATGACGACCTTTCGTTTAACGAGAAGAAACTTATGCGCTTCTCTCCGGCTATCGTGAGGGTGACCAAGTGAGTGAATATCTCAAAGTTCTGGCGGCCCTCAAGGGCTGCCCTAAGTCCTTCCAGTCGAACTACGTGCGCAATAACGCTGCGTTAGTCGCTGAGGCTGCGAGCCGTGGTCACATTTCGTGTCTGACCATGAGTGGTCGTAATGGTGGCGCTTGGGAAATTACCAGTGCCGGAGTGAAATTCCTTAAGACCCATGGAGGTTGCCTGTGAGTAAGCACACATTGTTATCCTTCAGCGACTACCGGGCGACCCAGAAGATTGCCAAGGGTGTCCTTGTGATGGATGGTGACTGGCTGGTGTTCCAAGCCATGAGCGCCGCTGAGTTCGATGCCTCTTGGGAGGAGGAGATTTGGCACCGCTGTTGTGACCACGCTAAGGCCCGCGAGATTCTGGAGAACTCCATCGAGTCCTACAAGGGCCGCAAGAAGGCATGGAAGAATGCTGACGTTGTCTTAGCGTTCACTGACCGTGTCAACTGGCGCAAGCTGCTGGTGGACCCAACGTACAAAGAGAACCGCGCAGTCGTCAAGAAACCTGTGGGTTACTTCGAGTTCCTTGAGTACGTCTTCGAGACCTACACGTGCGTCCTTGAGCCTCAGCTCGAAGGCGATGACGTGATGGGAATCATCGGGTCTAACCCTCTCGTGTACAACTACGAGAAGGCCGTACTGGTCTCCTGTGACAAGGACTTTAAGACCATCCCGGATTGTGATTTCCTGTGGTGTACGACTGGTAACATCCTCGTGCAGACTCAGGAGACAGCCGACTACTGGCACCTCTTCCAGACTATCAAGGGTGACATCACCGATGGTTACGGCGGGATTCCCGGATGGGGCGATACCGCTGAGGACTTCCTCAAGGAACCCTTCATTGTGGAGCCTGTAACGTCCGTTCTGAAGTCCGGTAAGAACAAGGGCCAAGAGGTAACCAAGTGGGTGAAACGCGCTCCTGAGCCGGGAGAGACGCTCTGGGACTGCATTAAGTCCATTGGTGCCAAAGCAGGGATGGCCGAAGCGGAAGTAATCAAGCAGGGACAGATGGCTCGCATCCTCCGTTCTGATGAATACAACATCGAGACTGGGGAGATTACTCTATGGCAACCGGGCAGCTGATTCTCATCGTACTGACCATGGGCTTAGTCGCTCGTGGTCTCTGGATGTTGGCCTTGATTATCAAGCAGATAGTCGAGCATAAACCAGAGTGATAAACTCATGGGCACAATTAGGACCCACTATAGGGAAGTGCCCATTATGATTATTACTTAAAGATTACTTAAAGAGGAGACTCAAATGTTAAAACCTATAGAGCACATCCTTAACAATCCTAATGACCTTCCTGACGTACCGCGAGCTGTCAAGGAGTACCTACAGTCTCGCTTCAATGCTGACTTCCTGTATCAGTCAGAGGTCCGTAAGCTGCGTGAGGCTGGCCACAGCGAGGAGTTCATCTCCGGTGTACTGTATGGTCACTACATGGCTTCTCGTGTCCTTGACGAGATGGAGGGCCGTCAGCGTGCACTCAAAGAAGGAGATTGATTATGTGTTTCTCACCTAAGATGAAAGCACCTAAGGTCGACACAACGACTGTCCCTGAGCCAGCGCCACTGACGGAGGAACCTAAGGGTATCCAGTATGGTGGCGACGAAGATTCAAACAGCACCACTCCTGAGGTGTCAGGGCGTAAGTCACTCAAGGTGACCAAGACGACAGAGCCTACAGGGTCCGTCAGTAAAATCCGTAAGTCAGCTTTAGGAGGCTAACATGGGACTGTTCAAGAAAATCAAGAAGGCTATCTCCAAGGTAGTCAAGGCACCGCTCAAAGCCGTGGGTCTTGCAGCAGATGCACCTAACGTGCAGACAGCCGCTGAGACACCTGTGGCAGCACCTCAGGAAGCACCGAAAGAGGTCGTGGAGGACGTTGAGTCTTCAGCAGACACTGAGTCTGGTAAGAAGAAATCCCGAGCGTCCGGTAAGAAGTCCCTCTCAGTTTCCCGCAGCTCAGGCGGTGGGATTAACTTATGATTGGTTACGGGGAGGGCTAACAAATGGCAGAAGTTAAACTCGAAGGCTTCGCAGAGGAGGGAGCCAAGGCGGTATATGACCGTCTGAAGAACGACCGACAGCCTTACGAGACACGAGCAGAGTCCTGTGCGCAGTACACTATTCCCTCGCTGTTCCCTAAGGATTCCGATAACGCATCAACCGATTACACGACTCCGTGGCAATCCGTAGGTGCTCGCGGTCTGAACAACCTAGCGTCCAAGCTGATGTTGGCCCTGTTCCCGATGCAGTCATGGATGAAGTTGACCATTAGTGAATACGAAGCGAAGAACCTTCTAGGTGACGCTGAGGGTCTCGCTAAGGTCGATGAGGGCCTCTCAATGGTAGAGCGCATCATCATGAACTACATCGAGTCCAACAGTTACAGGGTGACGCTATTTGAGTGCCTGAAGCAACTGTGTGTGGCCGGGAACGCACTGCTGTACTTACCGGAGCCTGAGGGTTATACCCCGATGAAGCTCTATCGACTGAACTCGTATGTGGTCCAGCGAGACGCTTTCGGTAACGTACTCCAGATTGTCACTCTCGACAAGATTGCGTTCAACGCTCTCCCTGAGGATGTCCGCAGCCAAGTGGAAGCAGCCCAAGGTGAGCAGAAGGAAGACGCTGAGATTGACGTCTACACCCACGTGTACCTGAACGAAGCCGGGGATGGCTACTCGAAGTATGAAGAGGTTGCTGAAGAGGTCGTTCCGGGCAGCGAGGCTGAGTACCCACTCGAAGAGTGTCCGTACATTCCGGTCCGCATGGTACGCATCGACGGTGAGTCCTACGGTCGTTCATACGTGGAAGAGTATCTGGGAGACCTCAAGTCCCTAGAGAACCTCCAAGAGTCCATCGTTAAGATGGCGATGATTACTGCGAAGGTCATCGGTCTGGTAGACCCGGCAGGTATCACTCAGGTCCGCCGACTCACGGCAGCACAGTCTGGTGCGTTCGTACCGGGCCGTAAGCAGGACATTGAGTTCCTCCAGCTGGAGAAGTCAGGTGACTTCACCGTAGCGAAGAACGTAAGCGACACCATTGAGGCTCGCCTCTCGTATGCCTTTATGCTCAACAGTGCGGTACAACGCACAGGCGAGCGAGTCACAGCCGAAGAGATTCGGTATGTGGCGTCAGAGCTGGAAGATACCTTAGGTGGTGTCTACTCGATTCTCTCGCAGGAACTCCAGCTGCCTCTGGTAAGAGTGCTCTTGAAGCAACTACAAGCCACGCAGCAAATTCCGGAGTTACCTAAAGAGGCTGTCGAGCCAACTATCAGCACTGGCCTTGAGGCTATCGGACGTGGTCAGGACCTTGACAAGCTGGAGCGTTGCATCAACGCATGGTCAGCTCTTAAGGCACTCGAAGGTGATGATGACCTCAACTTGGCTAACCTCAAGTTGCGCATCGCTAACGCTATCGGACTTGACACTGCTGGTATGCTTCTCACTCAGGAGCAGAAGAACGCCCTTATGGCGCAGCAGGGTGCTCAGATTGCTACTCAGCAAGGGGCCGCAGCGCTGGGTCAGGGGATGGCCGCACAGGCTACTGCAAGTCCTGAAGCGATGGCCGCAGCGGCTGATTCAGTCGGTATGCAACCGGGCATGTAATTAGGGCACACTATAGGGAGATACATCCAGATTGAATGAGGTCTGGTCAGAAGGTTCGAGTCCTTCGTGTTTCCCTCTTAGTCTTAACTTTAGGGAGATTGAAATGGCTGGCGAATCTAACGCAGACGTATACGCATCCTTCGGTGTTAACAGTGCTGTACTGACTGGTAGTACACCTGAGGAGCACCAAGAAAACATGTTGGCTCTTGATGTTGCTGCCCGTGATGGCGATGATGCAATCGAGCTGAACACCAATAGTGATGACCCGTATGGCTCCGATGTGGACCCGTTCGGTGAACCTGAAGAGGGCCGTATGCAGGTCCGCATCTCCGCTGACGGTTCAGACGAACAGGATGGCGAAGAGGGTCAGGGTGAAGAAGAACAGCAGGGCGACGATGAGAGTCAGTCGGAGGAAGTAACCGGGGACGATGGTGAACCTGAAGAGTTCAAACCTATCGGTGAAACTCCGGCTGACATCAACGAAGCCTCTCAGCAGCTGGAAGAACACGAAGCTGGCTTTAACGACATGGTTGCTACTGCAATCGAACGCGGTCTCTCACAGGATGCTGTGACCCGTATTCAGCAGGAGTACCAGAACGAAGACCGCTTGTCCGATGAGTCTTACAAAGAGTTGGCCGAAGCTGGCTACAGTAAGGCGTTCGTCGATGCGTACATCCGTGGTCAAGAAGCTCTGGTCAACCAGTACGTTGAGAAAGTGATGGACTTTGTGGGCGGCCGTGAGCGCTTCCAGCAGGTCTATACTCACATGCAGACCAATAACCCTGAGGGTGCCGAGGCGCTCATCAAGGCATTTGAGTCTCGTGATGTGGCCACTATGAAGACGATTCTGAACCTAGCGGGACAGTCTCGTGATAAAACCTTTGGTAAGAAAGCTGAGCGCTCTATTGCCAAGCGTGCAACCCCAGCGAAACCTGTGGCCCGTAAGGCTGAGGGCTTCGAGTCTCAAGCTGAGATGATTAAGGCTATGTCCGACCCGCGCTACCGCACCGACTCTAAGTATCGTCGTGAGGTGGAACAGAAGGTTATCGACTCTAAGTTTTAATTAGGGCCCACTATAGGGAGAACGCACAATCCGACAAGGAGCGAAGGCACCTCCCTTCGAGTTACACAATGAGTATCACCTCGTTTCAAGTAGTACCTCAACAGCTTGGCAACGATAGGCCCGTTTGGTCAGCGTAATGACTAATTCTATTCGTAAACAACATAAGGAGATTCAACATGGCTAACATGCAAGGTGGACAGCAGCTCGGTACTAACAAAGGTAAAGGTCAATCCGCAGCAGACAATCTGGCGCTATTCCTGAAAGTATTCGGCGGTGAAGTCCTGACCGCATTCGCTCGTACCTCTGTGACCACTAACCGCCACATGCAGCGTCAAATCAGCTCCGGTAAGTCCGCACAGTTCCCTGTGATTGGCCGCACCAAGGCTGCTTACCTGCAACCGGGCGAGTCTCTGGATGACAAACGTAAAGACATCAAGCACACCGAGAAGACCATTAACATTGATGGCCTGCTGACTGCTGACGTGCTGATTTACGACATCGAAGACGCGATGAACCACTATGACGTGCGCTCCGAGTACACCTCTCAGATTGGTGAATCTCTGGCGATGGCAGCTGATGGTGCGGTACTGGCTGAACTGGCTGGTCTGGTTAACCTCGCGGATTCCGTCAACGAGAACATCGCTGGTCTGGGCAAACCGTCCCTGCTGGAAGTTGGCGCTAAGGCTGACCTGACTGACCCGGTCAAACTGGGCCAAGCGGTTATCGCGCAGCTGACCATTGCTCGTGCAGCTCTGACCAAGAACTACGTCCCGGCTAACGACCGTACGTTCTACACCACCCCGGACGTGTACTCTGCGATTCTGGCAGCTCTGATGCCTAACGCTGCGAACTATGCGGCTCTGATTGACCCTGAGCGTGGTTCTATTCGTAACGTCATGGGCTTCGAAGTCGTCGAGGTTCCGCACCTGACCGCTGGTGGTGCTGGTGATGACCGCCCGGACGAAGGCGCAGAAGCGACCAACCAGAAGCACGCCTTCCCGGCAACTGGTAGTAAAGTCAACAAAGATAACGTTGTGGGCCTGTTCCAGCACCGTTCCGCTGTAGGCACCGTTAAGCTGAAAGACCTCGCTCTGGAACGCGCTCGCCGCGCTGAGTATCAGGCTGACCAGATTATCGCTAAGTACGCGATGGGTCACGGTGGTCTGCGTCCAGAATCTGCGGGTGCGCTGGTTTTCAAAGTGGCCTCAGCGTAAATACCTTTAGTGCTCGGGCGGTAACTCCGTCTGAGTATGAGGTGCAGACTGTAGCTATTAATGGTGATTCGCTTAAGGTAGCACTAGATGGGCTGGATGGAGTAACGGACTGGTCAAGCCTTGAGGTAACTTATGGTACTTCAGGGATTGCCAGCCACACTCGCCGAACCAACACGCTGTACTTCAAAGGAATCGCTGTAGGCGAAACTCTGGTGACTGTCAGCTTTGACGGGTCTGAAATGAAGTCCTTTAAGCTGGTCGTGACTAACTAATAAGCCAAACCCCTTGGGGACCACTCACGGTCTCTGAGGGGTTTTTTCGTTAGGAGCTTACAATATGAACATGCAAGACGCTTACTTTGGGTCTGCCGCTGAGCTGGATGCAGTCAACGAGATGCTCGC